AGAAGGTGCTGCACAATGGATTTCTATGTATAAAAATGGTTGGAGACCTTATAGTAAAGCTGTTTTACAGTATGACGAAAATGGCGATCCTTTGCTAAGAAATGGTAAGCCTGTATATATCTATAAGAGTCTTGAGTTTATACCCGATCCACTAGCTTCTTTAGTCAGAACTTGGTTAGATTTTGCTGAGATGCAACCTTGGTTGCCTGATGAAGGAGAAGGAGTAATGGAATATGTAGGAACTTGGTTTGCTTTTGTTGGTCGTAATATGTTTGGCAAAACATATACAAGTCAAATATCAGAGCTATTAAAAATTCTTTCAGCAGGTGGACAGTTAACTGAACAGGGTATAGATGAAGGTTTAAAATATCGAGACAAAAAGCTTCTTGATTATATTGGCAGACAAGTTTCTGCTAACTTCCCTTATTCAAGTTTATTTAAAAGACTTGCAAGAGTACCAGCAGCTATAAAAGAAACAATGGGATTTACTGAGGAAGATGCTAAAGCTTTGTTTGAATCAACAGGCGATCCTACACAATTAAGAAAATTTATAAAACGTGATTCAAAAACATACTCAGGAGATGGTGCTAATGAAAGCTTGCCATATAGTGACGAAGATTTTAATAAAGCAAATTATATAGTTCAAGCTCTTGAAAATACAGTAGATAAGATGTTTAAAGAAATCGTACCTTTAAATGTAGGAGGTAAGTTACCTTCACAAGTAGAGCATATAACTAATAATGTAGTAACTTATCCACGCAAGGAAGGAGGTCTTTTTCAATTTATCTACAATAGACCTATAGGAGAAAGTCAAAACTTTTTAGTTCTTGATGTGCAAGCTGAGATAGGTAAAATGTTACCTCCACCGCCAGATATTATAAGAGGATCAGTATTACCTAATTTAAAATCAGCAGACTTCATACCAAAAAAATTAGATAGGAATGAATACAATGATCTTAAAAAAATAACAAACGTAATAGAACTAAAATATAAAGGTAAAGATATGAATATAAAAGAAGCTATCAATGCAGAAATAAATACACCATATATACAATCACTAAGAAGTACAATTAAAAATAATGGTTTACAAAGTGAAGAAGGACAAAAAGCAGCAGAACTTATATTCCAATCATTATCAAAAGTAAATACCAAATACATAAAAGCAGGTATGATAGAGTATATGCAAACTGAAATGACAGAAGAAGACAGAAATAATAGAATAAATGCAATTGAAGAAAAGAATCAAAACTTTAATGATGTATTGCTTAAAGAGTTTGATAAACTTAACTTAGGTACATTTAACAATAGTTCCTTTTAATCATGGCTACTAATACAGCAGCATCTTTTACGAACCATACAGGTAATGGAAGTACTAACTCGTTTGCTATATCATTTCCATTTTTATCTCAAAATGAAATAGATGTAACTGTTGGTGGAGATTTAAAAACAATAACAACCCATTATACAATTAGCGGTTCAACTCTTACTTTCACAAGTGGTAATACACCTGCTAATGGTAGTGCTATAAAATTTCAAAGAGATACAGATATAAGTGTTAAAAAAGTAGATTTTCAAGATGGTAGTGTTTTAACAGAAGCAGATTTAGATAATAATAGCGATCAAATATTATTTGGTTTACAAGAGTTTGTTGATATTGTTACGAATGATTTAGTCTTAAGAAATGGTAGTCAAACTTTTACAGGGTCAATATCTTTTGAAGGCAGTTCTGATGATGCAAATGAAACAACACTATCAGTAACAAACCCTACTGCTGATAGAACTATTACCTTTCCTGACATTACAGGTACAGTAATTACTTCTGCCGATACAGGTACAGTCAACTCAACAATGATTGCTAACAACAGTATTGTTGATGCTGATATAAATGCTTCTGCAAATATAAATGGTAGTAAGTTATTAAATGATTCTGTTGATCTAACTAAATTAGGTAGTGGTAGTTTACCAACAGACATAACTATAGCTAGTGCCAATATAGTAAATGGTTCAATAATAAATGAAGATATAGCTACTGGAACTTTAGATGGTAGATACTTTACAGAAACAGAGCTTAACCCTTCTGCCAGTGCTGGTCAAAACGTATTAGATGCTAGATACTATACAGAAACAGAACTAAATGCTGGTCAGTTAGACAATAGATATTATACAGAAGCCGAAGCAGATGCAAGATTTTATAACTTGGCAAGTGCTGAAGAAATACAGTCAGGTGAGACTTGGGTTACAGCAGATAATAAAGTTGCAACCACAGCAGCGATAGATGCAAGAATTATAGATCTTGTAGATGATGTTGGTGGTTTCGTACCAATAGCAAATGAATTAAGTTTTCCTAATACAAACCCTGATATAAATAATGGTGCTGGTACTTTAGTTAGTATCAAAGCGTTGAGTACAGCTTATACATCTAATAGTAGTGGAAACTTTACTATTTCTAATGGAACTGTTGGAAACTCAACTGTAACTGTTAATGGAGCTACAGCAAGCACTACGTTTGCTGCTGGTTTTGGAATGATATTAGAGACTACTACTACACTTAATACATATACATTTCATAGGCTTGTACCAAAAGCAACTGAAGTAACAACTGTTGCTGGAAATACATCCAATATCAATACTGTTGCAAGTAACATAGTTAATGTAAATAATGTTGGTGGAAGCATATCTAATGTTAATTCTGTTGCTAATAATGCAAGTAACATAAATAGTGCAGTATCAAATGCAAGCAATATCAATGCTGTTGTTAGTAATGCAAATAATATAAATACTGTAGCTGGCATCAATGCAAATGTAACAACAGTTGCAGGTATATCAGCAAACGTCACTACTGTTGCTAATGACGGTACAGATATAGGAACTGTTGCTGGTGCAATATCAAACGTAAATAATGTTGGTGGTTCAATAGCTAATGTAAATACAGTTGCAGGGTCTATATCCAACGTAAACAGCGTTGCAGGTAACAGCACTAATATTAATACTGTTGCTGGAAACAATGCAAACATAACGACTGTAGCTGGTATAAGCAGTAACGTAACAACTGTTGCAAATGATGGTACTGATATAGGTTTAGTTGCTGGGTCTATAGCCAATGTAAATACAACAGCAGGGTCTATAGCAAATGTAAATACTGTTGCAAGTTCTATATCAAACGTAAATACAGTTAGTTCTAATATTACAAACGTAACAAACGCATCAAATTACCTAAATAACTTTTTACAACTATACTTAGGAGAAGCATCATCTAATCCGACTGTTGACGGTTTAGGTAATGCTGTAACAGAAGGTGATCTGTACTTCAACACTGTTGATAAACGTATTCGTGTTTTTAACGGATCTGTTTTTCAAAATATTGGTGAAGGCTTAATAGAGGTTGCAAAATTTGCTACAGCAGCTTTTAATACCTTATATACAGCTTCAGCAGGTTCTAATAGTATAGACTTAGGAGGTCTTGCTGTAACGGGTGCAGTATTTTCAAACGAAGCTATTGCAGCTAATCGTGTATCGCTAGGCAAAGGATCTGGCACTTTTAACTTAGG